TTGATCTGTATAAACGTTTATAAAATAACCATGTCTAATGTCATCATGGTACTGAAGTTCAAACAATAACGATCGCGCCAGGGAAAGCAAAGCCCACCAACATGGTGGGCTTTTTACTGTCATCAAACACAAAAAAAGGGTTTAGCTTTTGGCTAAACCCTTTATAAATAACAACTTTCGGATGTTGCGAAAGCGCTATCTTAGTTAAGACGCTTTTCAAAGACCTCATTCAAAAACATATGCTTATCATAAAAAACAACACGTTATACGATTATAGATAGTAATGTTTAGTAGCCTTTATTATTCTCTGCCGCCACTTTGCCGCCACTATAATCAGCTAAAGGATTGAGATGAGCGGCTTCTTCCAGATGGTCAGGGGCAAAGTGTGCATACCGCATCGTTTCGCGAATATTGGCATGTCCCAGAATGCGCTGAAGCACCAAAATGTTTCCACCATTCATCATAAAATGTGAAGCAAAAGTGTGCCGTAAAACGTGAGTGTTTTGCCCTTCAATCAGCTCAATGTCTGTTAAGGCCAGCATCTTTACAAAATCCTGATAGCACGGTTGGAACATCTTCCCTTGTAATTCTGATAACTCATCATGAAGCCAACGTGGGATCGGCACCGTCCGGTTTTTTTTGCCTTTGGTTTTGAAGAACGTCAGCTTGTAAGGTGATAGTTGATAACGGATTAGCCCTTCTGCTTCACTCCACCTTGCACCTGTTGCCAGACATACTTTAACAATCCGCGTCAGGTAAATTTTCCCGTAGCGTTCGCAGGCATCCAGCAATTGTTGGATTTGGGATGTTGTCAGCCACGACATTTCACGATCGGCTTCTTTAAAGATGCGCATCCCTTCTAACGGATTAGGTAACGTCCACTCCCCTAGCCTTTTAAGTTCATTGAACATGGCATAAAGGTATTGGTGTTCTCGGTTCACCGTGATCGGTTTAGCTATCCACATTTTGGGGTCAGAATGGTAGCCGTTATCAATTTCGCCACGTAGGCGTTTATCCCGGTAATGCGCCCAGTCTTTCGCTGTTAACTTGGAAGCCACCGGGTCACCCAACCCGTTACAGATGATACGCAGTTTACCCATACGGGATTTACTGGCGCTGAGTGCCTGTCCATGCAAATTATTCCAAAGCTCAATCAGTTCACTCAGGTTGCGACGATCCTCTTTCTCACCCAGCCACGGTTTATCTTCAACCTCACGCATCGTGTAGGTTTCAAAGGATTCCGCCTCGCTTTTTGTGTTAAACGTCTTTCTTATTCGCCGGGAGTCTCGCCCGTTTGGATAGCATTCACACAGCCATTTTCCGCTAGGTAATTTTCGTACTGACATCTATTTTTATTTCTAACTGATTAGTTTGAGAAACATACTTTTAAACGTACCTACAATGTATAGAAACCATCATAGATATGAAGTGATGATCATTCAGGATTATTAGTCATCATTTTTCTACTCTTTTTTCAAACTCCTTCCATGTTTTTTTCAACCAGATAACATCATCGTTATATATGGAATCAACGTTAAATGATGACAGTTCAGTTATAAATTTATTATATTTTTTATCAAGCTCTGGAGTTTTATTCTGGGGTGGAATTTTAACAAAAATATCATTCTCTTTAAGAGAAGAAATTACTCGTCTTAAATTACCGTGATCACTATATTTCATATAATTCAAAGCCGCATCAAAATAATATGAAGAACTCGATCCATATGCTTCGCTTAAAAGGCAGGTTGCAGCACTAAGATGATTAATCCTTGCAAGACTTTCAGATCTGAGTTTTTTTATTTCATTTTTGTATTCCTCCTCTATTCTTTCAATGTTTTTCTTTAAATCACCTTCTAAATTTAACATTCTTTTTTCATTATCAGCATAGAGGGATTTTTTTAAATCCGACAATTTTTCAGATACTTCATTACTTATTCTTTCCTGCAAATCGATAGTTTGTTTTTTCAGCAGGTTAGCTTGATAATATGATATACCAAGTGGAATAAAAACCCCAGCAATACCTATTATAGAGATTATTAGCGTCAATAGAGAGTTAAATGACTTTGAATAAAAAGAATCTACTTTTTCCAAAATTTCCAGTGCATCTCGCTTTTCTTTATTTAATGATACTTTTTCAGCTAATTTAGCTAGATTTTTTTCATCATCAAAATAACTCAACACATCTACATCAGATTGCTTACCCACTGAATCTATCGGGTAATGAATATCATTAGTATCTATTTTTTTATCGTCGGCAATTGAATTTTGCGATAGAAAAACAAGAATTAAAACCAGTAAAATCTTACTGATAACTCTCTGAGTATTTATATAAGCAAAGCTCACATCCATGAAAATAATATCCTTATATTGTTGTTTCAAAAATAATAGTAACGATACCCTTTACAACCACTTCACCTACGGTGCAATCGAACTCACCATCACGACCGCTGACGATTAGCTTATTTCCCGGACGCCGCGATACAGAATACACATCTAAGGTTCCATCAATATCTAAAAGCCATGTGCCGTTAGATATTTCACCCTCTCCTATTTCTACCAGCCAAGCATCTTTACCTGAACGTATGTAGCATAGTTTTTCTTGAGTAATACCCTCTGGTAAAAATGATGCATCAATAGCACAAAATCCATCTTCTTCTAACTTGCCAGCCAGCAGACGTTTCTTATCAATGGTGATGGTTTCTGGAGCATTCTCATCCGCTCCTTGCGCTGTCGTCGCTTTGCCCTTCCCTGTCGCCAGCCACTCAAGAGAAACGCCAGTATCCAGCGCACAGGCGATCACTACATCACCGGGAAAAAAGTTACGACGAATCCATGTGCTGATCGTCGCGGTAGAAATCCCCAGCAGGTCGCCTAACTCTTTTTGTGTTCTGAACCCGTAGGCATCCATCATCCGGCGCAGCACTGCTTTCCCACCTGATGCGAGTATCTGATCGTAAAGCGGCTTGCCTTTTAAAGCGCCCGCATCAATTTGCAAATGCGAACTTCCAAACTCTCCCGTCACAAGCCAATGCAAGTCAGCACCAGTATCAAGGGCGCATTTTATTATCGCATTCCCTGAAACGCTTCCCCGCTTTGTCCATCCGCTAATGTTGTTAGGTGCTATCCCCAAGCGTTCAGCGAGTTCTTTTTGCGACGTAACCCCATAAGAAGAAAAGAGTCTTTCCAATATTTCCGAGGTGGAACCTTTTTCACTAATCATAAAAAACACCATGATGGTGACAAAAGCTATTTACCAAATAACTTTTGTGATCTAAAGTGCTCCCATCTGCCAAGATGTGAACATAACCAAACATTACTATCAACCAACGCAGGATGATGCGATATGCAAACCGCAAAATCAACCGAACTATCTCAGGAAAGTGTTGTTTCAACGCTTAATCCTGAGCAATTCCAACAGTTAGCCACAGTATTAACTATCGCATTAGAGCCTATGCTGCGCGCCTCAATTGCAGATGTTATGACCGTCGCGGAGTTCTCCAAAGTAAGTGGTGTCAGCAATAGCCTCGTTCGTAAATGGCTTGATGACGGTACGCTTATCCGTGCAGCGGCAGGTAAAGGCCATGCAGATAAATCTCGCGTTTTAATCAATGTGCTCGCATGGCGTGAGCGCTTGCGCCAGCAGGCCGTCAATTGCCGATACATCAAGTCAAAAGCGTAATTAACAATTCGATTATTCAAACTAAAGGGAATTTCGGCATGTTTGATTATCAGATTTCCATACACCCACACTTTGACCGCGCCTGTCAGGCGTTCGCGTTAAAGCACAATCTGGCGAAGCTGGCCGGACAGGTGGGCATGAATCATCAGACCCTGCGTAACAAACTGAATCCAGACCAGCCGCACAAGCTGACCTGTGACGAGCTGATGACCCTCACCGATGTAACTGAAGACGCCACGCTGATCGATGGGCTTTTGGCGCAGCTTAATTGCCTGCCAGCCGTGCCAGTGAATGAGGCAAAGGCAGAACGGCTAACCACGTATGTATTGCAGGCCACCGCCGCAGTAGGCGCGGTTGCTGCTGAAAGCGTATCGGATGAGCGTATGACGCCAGCGCGTCGTCATAACGTGATCGAGAGTATCAACGCGGGTGTGCGTTATTTGTCGCTGGTCGGCTTAACGTTACAGACACGTATTCAGGCTAACCCTGCGTTAGCGTCAACCGTAGATGCACTGAGTGGTATTAGTGCGTCGTTGAATATTGGGTAACAGCTATGTATTCAGGCACACGCTTCATTTTTGAGAGTGTGGGGAAGGAAGTTTGCATAGACGGGAATGATGTCGCGTTCTTTTATCCATCTATTGCAGATGACGGCAGTCATTTCCTGACAACAAAGAGCGGCAGAACATTCCGAGCTAAAAACGTCAGGGAAATCGTTGCAAAAGGGCGGACGTCATTTAGCTCTTTAACTAATGCTTAAATATCGGATGAGTAAAGAATTGAATAAAAATGAAGAAGTAAAGAATGAAATCTTGCTCGATTCTGCATTGCAGCAACAATTAACGACTGCTGGACAAAGAGTAAAAATAATGGCTGCTATTTGTGAAGCAATAACCAATGAAGGTAAAAGGCTAGATATTAAAGGTCTGAGGAAAGAAGAATTGGAGCAGATTTTTTCCGCAATTTTGACAATAACGGAAATCAAGTAATAAGGCCGCATATCTCGGCCTTATATTCACCATTTATTCGTTGATATCAATAAACGAAGGATACGGTATGTTGAGGGAGAACTTTTCATCTAACTTGCGGCCAACAAGAGTGTAAAGCCCTTTTAAATTTGCTGCATCAGATGGAGTAAGAGCAACAGGCTTATCAATCGCGTTCATCGCATTTAGTGCCTGTTCTAAGTGAGAAAATACATCATCCATAGTATTCACCAAGTAGTTCTCCGTGGTTGGTTGTTTTTGGCGATCCAATCCTACCACAGCACCATGCGCCGGGCATGGCTAAAACCCGGCATCTATTTGCAACCGTCTATCCGTGGGCGGTTACCAATAGAAAGGAGGAAACCATGCAAGCACCAATATCAATAGCGCCGTTCCTCTGGTGGCACCAGACGGAGACAAAACCAGATTTTACGATCACCAAAGGCAAAGGTCGTCAGGGGATCATCATCCGTACCCGCTCGGCAAATTATGCCCAGCGGGTTATCCGTTCTATCAAGTCAGTGATACGGGGGAAAGCATGACAGCATTTACTGTCAGCAGTATGCAGAACTTACCCGCCGGGCTGCGCAACGTGATCGGCAAACACTTTGCCGATAGCCGCTGGCGTGAAACCTGCGCGTATTACAACAGCCTGCATGAGCGCGACCGTTTGACCATCTGCTTTCATGCGCAGATGAAAAAGAGCCAGACCGTTTACCGTCTGGAAGAAATGCCAACTACGGAGCGTGAGCGGATTGTCTGCGCGATTGACGAGCTGCGCCGCGTGTTCTCGCTGAGCCGCAAACATCGTGAAAAAACCTCGACATTTTTAAGTTGGTTAAGCGTCAGCGAAAGACGGACGTTATTTTTTCATGCGGGGTTAAGTGAAAATGAATTTAATCAGCCTTACTGGCGGATTGATGATATTTCATGTCAGTGGCGAAATAAAATATCACATGCCTTAAATGAGCTATTCAGTTTATTCAATGCAACCCCCGATATTCTGACGGCAATTAAACCCGAAGAATATCTGAATTAAATAACTCCTGAAATTAATTAGGCGCTTAACCGTGTCGGGACTCCCTTTATCTGAGGATTATATGCACATGTATAAAACAGTAGGTCAGGAAATACGCCACAAGGCTGAAAGCGAAGGCATTCAGTTAATGCTTTCTCAGGCACGCACCGAGGCGAAAGCCGATGCGCACACGTCATTTTCTTCTCGTCTGGACAAACTGGCGACTCATGCCGCTATCAATGAATTAAGCAGCGTGGAAATTATCGAATTATTACGGCAGGAATCCGACGCCTTTAATAATTCCGGGTCAGATATCAGGGCGGTGATGTAATGGAAAACCCCGCTTATAACCGCGTCGATATCAACGGCAATTATGCAATAGCGAAAGTCGGCTATGACTTTGCGCTGGGCGAAATTAAATGCGGTAAAGAAGACGGCGACCAGCCGTATTTATCCACGCTGGCTGTTTATCAGAATCCCGTCAGCCTCATTAACGATTTTGTGCATCGTGCTATCGCCACCGAAATTTGGCGGGGGAACGTCACCGATGCAAAAAAACTACTAACCGAAAGCAAACGATTTGCGGCGCTGTGCCAGTCAGCCTTTGACCAACTCAACAACGATAAGGAGCAAGAGTAATGCCGGATGCTATGGACATGGTGCAGCAGCGCCAGCAAGACATGTTAGACAATCAGATCGCCAACGCCCGGAACGTCCAGCGCGGCGTTTCTGCGTTCGAGTGTGAAGACTGCGATCAGCCTATACCCGAAGCGCGTCGCGCTGCAATCGACGGCGTGACCCGCTGCGCGACCTGTCAGGGTATCCACGAACTGAAAAGTAAGCATTATCGGGGTGGGCTGTGATTCATTTTCATGGGGGGCCGATCACCCCTGATACATGTGCAATTAAGGCATGGCGTGCGCGCCATGCTTTTATTTCTTTTGCTAACCCAGCTCAAATAGGTCTAGCCAGTGAAATA